GCGCGCCCGCTCGGCTGATGACATCGAGCGCTACCACCTCCAGACCAGCAACAGCGCTGGGCGTCTGGAAGAAATCGAGCAGCCGGTCGGCCGCAAGGGAGAAACCCGGCCGGCCACGGCCTACCGCGATCCGGCGACCGGCGAGCGCTTTGTCTCGGATGCCGGGTTTGGTTTCAATCCGGGCCGCACCGCACTCAAGCCGTTTACCCCGCCGCCACTGGACAGCCTCCCCAGGACATTCCCGCGCGGAGTGGCTCTGCCTGATCTGCCCAAACCTGCCGCCGTTCCAGCTGGCCGCTTGCTGGAAAAAGAACTGCCACCGCAGGACTATGCCGCCGCATTCCTTGAGCGGTTCGGTCTGCAACTGGGCGAGTCGAAGGTATTCAAGGATGTGGCCAATGGCGCACTGACAATCTCCGACGATCTGTTCAAGAGCGCGGCCGGAGACTGGAAAGCCGACAAAGCCGGGCGCGGCCCTTATATGAGCCTGCTGGCCGATGCAGTGATTGCGCCTGATGAAATCTGGTTGCGCTGGGAGGAATCCCGCAACAATCCAGGACAGTGGCTATTGAAGCGCCGGTATATCAAGTCGTGGGAAATCGAGGGGCAGACCGGCGCGCAATATGGCTTGAGCGTGTTCGAGTTCGGGCAGGATGGCTGGGCAGGCTCCACGGCGATGATGGCCAACCCGGATCGGGGAACAGAAGCCCGCCGCCGTTACATCGAACAGCAACGCGACGGATTCCTGCTCTACAAAAACTAAACCCCCGACGCCGACTCGCCGGGGGCATGCTGTGCGGTTCCTTTGGTCGCGTCAGTCGGGAGCTTGTACGACCGCAATCAGCAGGGTTCCAGTATAGATCATGATCGAAATTAAAGTCGAGAACGCCGCAGCCGTGACGGCGATGGAGCGACTGGCGGCCGCCGTCCAGAACCGGGCGCCGTTGATGCGCAGCCTCGCTGGCATCATGGCCGACGCGGTCGAGGAAAACTTCGCCCAGGAAGGCCGGCCCAAGTGGCTGGGAATCCAGCCTAACCCGCGCCGCGACGGCGGCAAGATTCTGCAGGATTCCGGACGCCTGGCCGCCAGCATCGTATCGAGCAGTGACAACGATGGCGCGGTGGTCGGCACCAATGTCAAATATGCAGCCATCCACCAGTTCGGCGGTCAGACCCGCGCCCATATCATCCGGCCGCGCAACAAGAAGGCGCTGGCCTTCGGCGGCAAGGTCGTGAAATCGGTCAACCATCCCGGCAGCAACATCCCGGCCCGGCCGTTCCTGCAGCTGACCGATGGGGATTGCGCGGAGATCGAACGAAAGGTGGAAACCTACCTGCGGCAGGCGGGTGGGTGAAATCGACGTAGATGCATCAATTTGGAGAGTTTACGGGATAGAATAGGTGCTTGGTCCACGATGTTATGTGGAAGGGTTTTAACCGGGGTTTAACGAGGTCTATCCATGGCAAAAGACGAGAGAATGGAATTCTATGTGCGATTGCTGAGAGAAAAGCATAAGGATCTGGTAACTGCGTCTGCCAATCTGCTTGTTGAAATGGGCAGGGAGAACAGGGAAAAAAAGATAGCTGCAGCGCAGGTGGCTCTGAATGCGGCACGAGATTTACGCATCATCTTGTCTAGCAATGATGTACCGCAATGGCTTCCAGACCTCATCAACAGTGCTCAGACATTCATCGGTGGTGGGTGGTCATCATCAGACTTCTTAGGCAATTTCATTGGCATAAAACGGCGTATTGAACAACACAAATGGGTTTTTGATGAAGGTGGTGAAACAGCCTTCGATTTTGATTCAATCTTTGAACATTACAAAAATGAGAGTCGCCTTCCTGAGCTTTTTGATCAAATAGTAAACATTCTTGAGAACATAGAATCGAGTGGTGAGGTGGATAGCATCACTATGATCAATGCACTTGCCAAGGTGATCGCCACAATCAAACGTTGCAAAGATGGGTCTTACTTTTCACTAAATAGTGCTTGGGAGTTTCTACTCAGCTTCTTAAAGAACTACATGTGGGGCGAACTTTCCAAGCTTCCCGTACTGGGTACCGCTATGGATGCGTTGCGTAAAACCATAGAAGAGACAAACGAAGAAATGTTCAAGTTGCATCTCAAGGTCGAGCAGGAGATGAATAGGACGGTTGAAGCGGAGGTGAAATCGCTTTCACACAAGTCCTCGTTCAAGTTCCTTGAATACAGTAAAAATGGGCATGTTCTGCCAGAGCGGAATAATCTTCTGGCTAATGCAGAAGCCTGACCACCTGAACTCCCTCCCTCTGATTCCGATCTGAGCCAGCCGCCATCATGGCGGCATGGCTACCAAGAAATCCCCCCTTCCCCTGATCGCTGCGCTGACCTTCGAGGTGAGCGCGGACGGCAATGTCGCCCAGCTGTTGCCGGATGGTGAGTTCCGCTCATCCGATGGCAGCGGCCGGCCGGTCGAGTGCGCTTTCTGGCGTATCGATGCTGAGATCGCCGCCGCTCTGGTCGCCCAGGTTGCGGCCACCACCAATCGCTTTGTCATCGATTACGAACACGCCACGCTGAAGAAGGCCATGGCCAAGGGCGAAGAAGCCCCGGCGGCCGGCTGGTTCCACCAGATCGAATACCGGCCCGGCAAGGGCATCTATGCCGTCGATGTCGAATGGACGAAGCGCGCCCGCGAGATGATTTCCGCCAAGGAATATCGCTACATCTCGTGCGTCTTCCTGTACGACAAGACCGGCCGCGTCACGCGCATCCTCCACGCGGCCCTCACCAATTTCCCGGCAGTCGACGGCATGGACGAAGTCTTTGTCGCCGCGCTTGCCGCCTCCATTTTTTCCGACCAACCCACCCAGGAGAACACCGTGCTGCTCCAGAAGCTGATTGCGGCGCTCGGCCTTGCTGCCGACGCTACCGAAGATCAGGCCCTCGCTGCCTGCTCTGCTCTTAAAACCCAAGCCGGGGATGCAGAAACCCAGATCGCCGCGCTGTCCGCCCAGGTCGGCGCGCCCGACCCGGCCAAGTTCGTGCCGATCGCGATCATGCAGGATCTGCAGGGTCAGGTCGCTGCGCTGATGGCCCAGGTCAACGAATCTCAGGTGGCCGATCTGGTCGATGTGGCGCTGTCCGATGGCCGTCTGCTGCCATCCCAGGAACCCTGGGCGCGCGATCTGGGCAAGACCAATCTGGCTGCGCTGACGGCTTACCTCGACACCGCGCCGAAGATCGCCGCCTTGTCGGGCATCCAGACCGGCGGCAAGGCTCCGGAAGCCTCGCAGGCCAAGCCCGACGACGCGCTGCTGGCCGTCTGCTCGATGTTCGGCAACGACCCGACCGCCGTTCAACAAACCCTTAACCAGGAGCAAGCGCAATGACTGCAACGACCTCTGATCGCAATACGCCGTATCGCGATACCGACCTGCTGGCCGTACCGGTAGCTGCCAATGCCGTCATCCCGGCCGGCGTGATCGTGGCGGCCAATGCCACGGGCTTTGCCACCAACGGCGCCACGGCCACCACGCTGACTGCACTTGGCCGCAGTGAGGATGCCGTGGACAACACCGGCGGCGCAGATGGCGCCAAGACCCTCGTGGTCCGCCGGGGCAAGGCGTTCAAGTTCGCCAACCTTGCTGGCGATGCCGTCACCCAGGCCAGCCTCGGCAAGGCCTGCTACATCGCCGACAACCAGACCGTTGCCGCCACCAGCGGCACCAACACGCGCAGCGTGGCCGGCACCGTACTCGGTGTCGAGGCCGATGGCGTGTGGGTCGAAATCTAACCAGGGAGCTGAACCATGCTTGTTAATGCATCCAATCTGAAGGCGATCTTCGTCAATCTGAAGACCACCTTCAACAACGCCATGGTCGCCGCGCCGAGTACCTGGCAGCAGATCGCCATGGAAGTGCCGTCCACCGGCAAGTCCAACGACTACGCCTGGCTCACCAACTTCCCGCGCATGAAGCAGTGGATCGGCGAAAAGGACGTTAAGGCGCTGGAAGCCTCGAAGTACACCATCGTCAATGATGACTGGGAAGCCACGGTCGAGGTCGATCGCAACGACATCGATGACGACAACCTCGGCATCTACAAGCCACAGGCCGAGATGGCCGGCCACAGCGCCAAGCAGCTTCCGGATGAAATCGTTTACGGCGTGGTCAACGGCGGCTTCGCCACCCTGTGCCATGACGGTCAGTATTTCTTCGACACCGATCACCCCGGCAAGGAGGGTTCGGTATCGAACAAGGGCGCCAAGGCGCTGTCCTGCGCCACACTCGCAGCGGCCCAGGCCAGTTACGGCGCCGCTCGTACCGCGATGCGCAAGTTCAAGGATTCGGAAGGTCGCCCGCTCGGTATCCGCCCGACCGTCCTGCTGGTCCCGCCGGCCCTGGAAGACACCGCCAATCTGTTGATGACCGCCTCTGAACTTGAAACCGGTAAACCCAACCCGTACAAGGGCACGGCCACCGTCGTGGTCGGCGACTGGCTGACCTCGGACACCGCCTGGTTCCTGCTAGATACCAGCAAGCCGGTCAAGCCGTTCATCTACCAGAACCGCAAGGCGCCGGTGTTCGTCGAGCAGACCGATCCGCAGGCCGACAACGTGTTTAAGCGCAAGAAGTTCCTGTTCGGCGCCGAAGCACGGGCCGCTGGTGGCTACGGCTTCTGGCAGCTGGCCTACGGTTCCACCGGTACTGAAGCATAAGGGGGCCGACCATGATCCGCATTACTGCCAAACGTGAGGGCTTCCGCCGCGCCGGCATGGTTCATCCGGCCACGCCCACCGACTACCCAGATGACGCGTTCACCGCTGCGCAACTGGCCCAGCTCAAGGCTGAGCCGATGCTGGTGGTCGAGGCAATCAAGGATGAGCCGGCCGGCAAGACCGCAGGCAAAACCACAGCGCCCAAGGACGGCCAGTAAATGACCTACGCCACGCCCACCGACCTGATCAACCGCTTTGGCGAGAAGGAAGCGATCGCGCTCACCGACCGGGCCTTTACCGGCCTGGTCGATGAAGCGGTACTTGCCGAGGCGCTGGATCAAGCCGGCGCGGAGATCGATGGCTACCTGGGCGGGCGGTACACGCTGCCGCTCAGTCCGGTCCCGCGCATTCTGACCGGGTATTGCTGCGACATCGCCCGCTACCGCCTGTGCGGCACGGGCGGCGTGGTGACCACTGACGAGATCCGCGACCGCTACAAGGATGCAATTC